AGCATTGGGCAAGCCTAGTAAAGTAGATATTAACTTCACTGGTAAAGCCTTAAAAAAAGGAGTGCAATTATTTCCTGTTGGAGTAGATGTAATCAAAACAACTCTAAGTAATAAATTAAAAGATGCTGAAATTGGAGAAGGTTATATTCATTTCTATCCAACAATCACACCAGACTATTTTGAAGAGCTTACAGCAGAGAGACAAGTACTTAAATATAAGAATGGATATCAAGAACGTGTATGGGTTAAGAAAAGTTCTGCTAGAAATGAAGCGTTAGATGAAATGGTGTATTCTTGGGCTGCATATCAGCGATTATTACAAAAATATGATCGTAGAACTATATATGACCAGTTTGAAAGAAAAATTTATCCTACTGAGCCTGTTAAGGAAGCTAAGATAGACTTAAATCGTACTAAATCGGCTAAAAAGTCGAATTTTGTCTCTAATTGGTGATTAATTGTGCCTATTCCTTCTAAAATTAGACAAGGTGATTTTGTTCAATGGGATATTCCTTCCTATCAAGATCATTTTGGAAACAGTATCTCAAGTCCAGATTGGTCTGTAACTTACTATCTAAGAACAAATACAGCACCTATTGGTGCTACTGTTACTAGCACTGCTTTTAGTGATGGTTTTAAGTTTGAAATAGCTAGTAATGTTACTCAAACTTTTATTGCGGGAGATTGGTATTATCAAGCGGTTGCTGATAAGTCTGGTGCAGAAAAACAAACAATAATAAGTGGAGGTTTTAAAGTTTTAAAATCTTTAGTTTTTTCTGGAACAGCATTAAATTACGATGGTCGATCTCAAGTTGAGAAAGATTTGGACATTGTTGAGACTGCTATAAGAAATATTATTAGTGGTGGTGCAATACAGGAATATAAGATTGGAACACGAAATGCTAAAAAATATGAATTATCTGAATTACTTGTACTAAAAAGTCAGTTAAAAGTTGAGCTTGTTAGAGAAAAACAGGCAGAAACTATAGCTAATGGTCTTGGCAATCCAAGAGCTACTTTTGTACGTTTTGATGGAGCATACTAATGGGCATAAGATCTAACATAACCAATGCTGTTAAAAGAGTTTTAGGTTTTGGACAAAAAGCTAATCCGCTAAAAAATATAAGAGCATATCAAGGTGCTTTGGTTTCAAGATTGACTTCAGATTGGATGGCAAGTCAACTAAGTGCTGATGCTGAGATTAGAAATAGTCTTAGAAAATTAAGAGATAGATCAAGAGAGTTAGTTAGAAATAATCCTTATGCAAGACAAGCAAAGAGAACTACTCAAATAAATATTGTTGGAACTGGTATGAAGTTTCAATCTAGGGTTTTACAGATTAGAGGTAATAGAAGAGATCAAAGAATAAATAATCTTATAGAACAGAAGTGGGCTGAATGGTCAGGTGCGAATAGTTGTGACTGTGCGGGAAGGTACAGTTTTCATGAGTTTGAATGGTTAGCAGCGGGTGCTTTATGTGAATCAGGTGAAGCTATTTTTAGGATTGTTAGACAACAGTTTGGAAACTCAAAAGTACCTCTTGCATTGCAACTTATAGAGTCAGATATGTTAGATGAGGAATATACAGGTAAAACATTAAAATTAAAAAATGAATGGCGAAACGGAGTAGAAATTGATGAGTGGGGAAGACCAGTTCGTTATGCCATTCTCACTAAGCACCCAGGCGATGCTTTTTATTTAGATTATTCAAATAATCAAAAGTTGCATATATTTATTTCTGCTGATGACATCATTCACCTATACCTTCCAGAAAGGCCAGGCCAGAATCGTGGTGTGCCTTGGTTTCATAGCGTTATGGCAGATATGCATCAATTAGAAGGATATGAAGAAGCAGCCGTAATTAGAGCTAGGGCGGGTGCAAGCATTATGGGATTTATACAAAACGATCAAGGTGAGTTAATAGGTGATGAGGTGCAAAATAACCAAAGAATACAATCATTCTCACCTGGTGAGTTTCGTTATCTAGCACCAAATGAAAGTATTAATATTCCAGATATAGATTATCCATCTCAGCAATATGAGATGTTTGTCAAAAACAAAATTAGAAGGTTCGCCACTGGAATTGGATGTAGCTTTGAAACAATTAGTAAAGACTTTTCGGAGACTAATTATTCAAGTTCAAGATTAAGTCTTTTAGAAGACAGGGAACATTGGAAGTTTTGTCAGAAGTATTTAATTAACAATTTACATCTAAGGGTCT